CTTCCACGGGCTACAGTAGTCCCAAAGGCATGAACGCCGTTAAGTAGTTCAACCTTAAAAGACGTACACATTGCTTGTGTAATTGCCATGATAATTACCTCATAATTTACTGATAATTCGAGCCAAGTCAGCGTGGCCCTGTTGTGCTAACTCGGCGCAAATAGTCGTCCTATCTGAGCGAATCGCCTCTTGCATATAGAAGACTAGTAAATGCTTAATCCGATCCCTATATGCGTATGCTTGGGCTTTAATCGCTGGATCAGCGGTTTCACTGATGGACAGCATCTTTTCCAATGCCCTCTCAGCAAGCTCCTCTGGCGTGTGCCCACGGTTCTGCGTAGTAAAAACACGGACGTCTGTCCAATCCACATCGTTTGTATTTGCTTGAACGCCATTTATCATATTACGGTCCCGGTGTTACAGATTTAACTGGTATTCTAACCATGCCATCACGGTACTCGTCACGACGACGGCGCCCCTGTTGTTCAATGCCTAGACCTTGAATAGCTTGTTTATAGCTGTTTTCAAAGTATTGGACTAACTCCAATGGGCCTTTGGTGTAGCTATATGCCTGAATTAAACAGGCGTACAACAATGCTTCCGGGGCGTTAGTCGATACCCAAGTGGTTGTATTTGTTGACGACAATTGTTCTGGTCTGACAATATACCCAAGTTGTACTGAGAGCGCAGAAGCAGGTGTAGGTGCTATGTAAAAAGTCTCATCATCCCATACTGAGTAATATTTTGGGACGCCCGTCTCCGTGTAATCGGGCCAGTATTCTTTCATAAAAGAAGTGTCCCTAAAATCTAAGAAAATTTGATCCCCATTGTCATCAGTTACCATAATGTATCTATGAGTTAAAATATTCCCCGGCATTGGAAGAAAACGAGAATCTGCAATTAAATTAGCAGTTGCTTCTTTTTTAAACACGTCCAAATCAATGTCACGAAGAATCCTATTCTCCGCCATTGTGATAAACGTGTTGATGACGCTATCGGGGAAGACATTGCTATCAACCTCCGTATAACCTCTAATGTTCGTGACCAGTTCCGAATAGTTCATGTTATTGTCACCGTGACATTACCTAACTGACTAACGCCCTCAACTGCTATGCAGGCTGGGGCCGGTTGCATAGAGCCGGGGACAGTCTCAAAAGGAGTATCCCCTCCAGCGTTATTAACAAAGACGGAAAGCGGCTCCGTCCTGTCTGGCCTTGGGTTAGCCAGCGCAATTGCATCCCCCTTATATCGCAAAGGGTCAAGTTGCGGCTCTTTCGGTTCATAGTCTTCTGGACATACCATGAACCCTTTCCAATTTTTTCTTAGTTCTAAGTACGGATATCGTTGTCCGCAGTAATCACACAATGCGTATGAGAACTTCCCGGTTGCCGTTGCCATTATGCCCCCAACTCAGGAATGACATAAAAACTAGCCGTATCCCTATCTTCATCCGCCGCTCGTTTAAAATCTTCTTCGTAAATTTGCTTCAGTCCGCCAGTACGTTCTGGGGCATATTTAAGGGAAATCATGTACGCCAGACCTGATGCCAAGCAGGGCAGAAACCTAAAATTAACGTCGGAAGTATTGGTATAACTGCCTGCGTCCTCTATGCGCCTGATGCGGTAATACACCAGCGTGTAGTTCTGATCAGCCGCCGGATACAAGTAAACCGTCGGCGTATTGCTCCTTTCCACATAAAACTGGGCAGGTCTAGCCCTGGTTGTCTTATCCGGCAGGTTTAGGTAATCAGGGCGGCTGATCCGGTCTATGCTTATGTCCTGTTGCTGACCATTGATTGTCTGCCGGATGACCGCAGAAAGGACATTTACAGTATCCGTTCCTACGGTCACGCTGGCATCTCCAGCAACCAGGGACTGCGTTGCCTGCTCAATTGTCCACAGGTTAAGCCCACGATTAGCCCAGTCTAAAAACAGCAAATTTAAGGAACGCCGCGCTGAAGACAAATGATAACCTTCGGTAGCGCGTATGCCGCACCGTTCAAATGCCTCCTCTACCAGATCGTCTATCGACAGATCAAATGTCGTTGTTCCTGAAGTTGCCATTATTTACAACCTGCGTAACCGCCTTTTTTGTACTTTTTCATCATTCCGCCGCCCATTTTTTTCTTGGGCGTAGCCATGCCGCCATCTTTCATCATGACAGCTACTTTTGAAGATGGCTTAGAAGTCATCTTGTTGCGGCTACCAGAACCTACGCATCCACCGCCTTTGGTAGCGGAACCCATTCCACGTCCTGCCATTTTATTTACCTCTTTTTGGTTTTTTAGCCGTTTTGGCGGCTTTTTTAAATGCATTTGCTGAAGGAGCGCCTTTTTCTCCAGGTTTCCTCATCTTTTCTTTTGATCCCGCCGCAATTCGCTTACGCTTGGCATGGATGTTGGCATATAGCCCTCGACTCATTTGCATCTCCAACGCTTTCTAGCTTGGCGCAACCGACTGTTTGGGTCTTTTGCCGCCTTGGGAAACTGCTTCATTTGTCCTTCGGACCGGGCGCAAAACGATTTACGGCGCTTTGCACGGGCTTCTGACGGCTTCTTTTCGGTAACCGCCGTTTGTAGCTTACTGCCTGGATTAGCACGACGGTAGGCTTTTACGCCCTTTTCCGTCATGCCTGCCCCTTTCTTCGTGGCCCTAAAGTTGCCGGACTTGACCGAAGTCTTGATGCCCATCCCTTTAGATTTAGCGGTCGCCATTAAGCCGCCGCTCCGCCTTCAAAGAACAAAGTTACACTGGTTACATTGACATCATTAACGTCAATGTAAATTCCTGTTTCAAACAATAGGCCCATATCAGGGATGATAAGGTCTTGCGCCCCTGCGACAGCCGGAGTTGTTATTGTCAACTTGGCGGTGCCAGAAGTAGTAGTGCCGTCCTTCAAAGTAAAGGAGGAGGCTGTGGCAGTGTTAGTGAAATAAACTCCGACTAGCCTGCAACGTCCCACTACAGCAGAGGCATCTGCCGTCTTGGAGACAGCTTGGATGTTGCTGAAACTCATGGGAAACCCCCTATTAGCTTAATGCCGCACCTACAGCAGTCACCCAAGCGGAGCCAGTGCTAATGACTAAGCAATATTCGTTATCACCAGCGCCGTTATCGCTAATTAACCGGACTTGACCGGCGTTAGCGGCAGAAGCGGCAGGCAATGCGGCTGTAAGAATTGCAGTTAATTTCACAAAATCGGTAACGGTAATGTCACCGGAAAATCCATTATTTGAAACAATGGGACCTGAGAAGGTAGAAGTAGCCATGAGTATCTCCTGTCGTGGCAAGTGTCAGGCGCGGGATTGCACCTGTCAGGGATAGGGTAAATAGTATAGCAAAAGAAAAGGGGCAACAAGTGCCCCTTTTCCCATACCGTGGTGCCTTACGGAGTACCCGGAGAACCGAAGATACCGCGAGGATCACTGAAGCCGAAGCTGTAGCGTTCACGGGCCTTGTACCGCACGTTGCCGGTCTCGAAGTCGCCTTCAAAGCCGGTCTTCATGGATACACGCTGGAACATCTTCATGCCATTCGGCGCGTCAGTCATGATGAAGAATGCATCAGGGTCAGTCAGGTAGTGATTGACTGCATAGCCCTGCGGCACCATTCCCATGTTGCGGACAGCGTTGATATCGTTGTCAGCAGTGCCAACACGGAGTGTGGACTTCAAGATACGGTCAGCAGTGAACTGGAGTTCCTTGGGGATTACCAGCTTGGTGCCCTGTACCGCAATCTTCAGACCACGCTCGTCAGTGAACGAAGCGATGTCAATCAGAGCCTGCTCAAGAGAAGTCTCTGAAAGGTCAGCCGCAGTAGCAAGCTCGTTTGCCAGATCGGGACCGCTCAGGGTCGGGTGATCTGTGGCGCAAAGAGCCTTGCCGTCGCCACCTATTGAGGTTGTGAAGGCATTGTTCAGGATAGCGGCGGCCTTGATCTGCTTAGTCGTCGCCATAGAACGTGCCAGTGCCTTGGTGTAACGCTTCGCAAGACTATCGTACAGGTTGTCTTCAATGGCTTCTTCAGTCAAAGAGAAGGCCAGTGCGATAGTTTCGTGAGTGTAACGCGCTGTGTAAACTTCCTGCGCCTGGTCGTATGCAACGCCAGAGCCTTCAGATTTCACAGGGGCTTCACCAAAGCCAGACAGCATCACTTCTTCCTCGAATGCCCGGTCAGATGACTCGGTTTCGTAGATTTCAGCATGCTCATTATCATAAGAACTATACTCGAGGCCGAACAAGGCGTTCAGACCCGGCTCAAGTTCTTTCACCAGTTGTGCGCGTGAAATAGCCATGTCTTATACTCCTTACTGTCCGGCTACGCCTGCACTGCCGTACAGGTGTTCATTGATTTTAACAACAACAACAGCATTCGCGCCAACAGCATTGTTGGGAACGTCCCAAAGACCTACGATCTTCAGGTTCAGTGCCGCAGTAGTTGCGATTGAGGAAGTATCCAGTTCGTTGGCGGAAACACCAGTAGTTGTGCTACCAGTTCCAACAACGATGTCGGCATTCTTACCGTAATCGGTAACAGCAGAAGTGCCATCATTCTGAATGATGAACAACTGATTCGGATCGTCCAGCACGTCAGCGACAATCTTGCCCTGAGTGATGTTGACAGAACCCGGATAGTAGTTCTTCCAAGTGGGTTTACCAGTTGTCGGATCAATGTAGTTACAACCATTGAACACGCCGACCGCCGCTGTGTGGCTAGAAGGGTCGAACTGGAGAATATAACCATCTTTCAGAGTGACCAAGTCGCCCTGAAAAATAGCACCGGCCTGATTGTCAGCAATTTCGTAGCCGTACTGTTTCTGTGAACCAGAAGCGGAAAGATTGCCAAGCGGACGCAGGCCAAACGCTTTATCTACATTTGCCATGATAAATGTCCTTTATTCAAAGGTTAATCAGTTTCCCCACGGGGGCCACCGAGTGATACACGGCTGTTTCTCTCTGGCCTAGTAATTTTCATACTAGAGTGAGCGTTCGATTTCATTAAATCGTTATCAGCCGCAGATATTTGATCTTGGGTTCGGCTAGAATAATATGCTCGACGTTCTTCGGCTGTTTCTTCGGGGATGCGTGCAAGCACCATCCCACCTGAACTAATGACTCCTGCTAACTGCCCGTCTTCAATATGACTAACGTGAAAGTCAGGATACTCGTCGGCTCTCACCAATTCATACCCTTCTCGTAACTTCGCAGTCACGTTCATCTTATCTTCAGCACCGGCTGTTTGCGTTCTGATCCAACGGTGTTTATAACCCGGAGGAGCAGGGGGAGCATCAAGCCTAGAAGGAGGTGCCCATGGTTTACGTTGCGCAGTCGCTTCGCGGGTTTCAGTGTCGCGGCTTGTGCGTTTTAAGGATGGTACTTTATTTATAACGTCATCACTCATGGTGTTAGTCCTTCACATGTCTGGCATAGTCTTCAAGCGAAACTCCAAGTTTTTTGGCTATCGCAACCTGACTTGGGGTCAGCTTTACAGTGCGGCGTGCGTTATTTACTCCCGATGAACGGGTTGCAGGT